AACGCTCTTGGTTGAATGAATCCTACACAAAGCTACGTGCTTTTGATAAAGAGTACTCTGCTAAGCATGGCTTTCCTGAATCAATCAAGTTGACTACAGTTAAACCTTCAGGCACTCTATCGTTGTTACCAGGTGTAACCTCAGGATGCCACCCTGCTTATAGCCACTACATGATTAGACGTATCCGTATCGCTGCGGACCATAGCTTAGTGCAGGTGTGTCGTGAGCATGGATACCCTGTAGAGTTCCAGCGTAACTTTGATGGCACTGATGACCACAGTACAATGGTAGTATCTTTTCCTTTTGCTTATCCTGAAGGTACAAAGATTGCTGCTGAGATGACTGCTATTGACCAACTAGAAGTAGTTAAGTGGTTGCAAGAGAACTGGTCAGACAATAGCGTGAGCTGTACTGTCTATTATCGTAAGGAAGAGTTGCCAGAGATTAAGAAATACTTGGCTAAGAACTACAAGAATAACCATAAATCACTGTCGTTTTTACTCCACAATGAGCATGGCTTTAAACAAGCTCCTCTTGAAGAGATTACAAAAGAAGCGTATGATGCTTTAGTTGGTTGTACAAAGCTAATTACCAAGGTGGAAGATGCTTCGTTTGAAGGTGACCTCGAATGCGCAGGCGGAGTTTGTCCAGTTAAATAAGGAGAAAGATATGATTGATAAACAAGAGTTTATGTTTGGAATGCAACGTTTGAATGAAGTGCTTAACTTGGCTGATGAAGTTCAGCCTTTAGTGATGAAGCGTTGCATGGAAGGTGCTGCAAGCTTTGATGAGATGGACCCATTAGAATTTATTGTTCTGTGGAATGACATTAAGAAAATGCTAACACCTATTAATGACAAAATGCTGGAGCTACAGACTATCTCTATGTTTAGAGAACTACAGCCACCTAATTACCCAGACCCTGAACAAGTCTTGTAAGTTTCCTTGAAGTTGTGATTTGATGGCCCTCTTCGGAGGGTCTTTTTTATTTACCGAACGGGAATAAATGGTCAAAATATTGCCCAAATGAGCAAAAAGTTACCGATAGGGAAATTTATTTGATACCTACTTGTTCATTAATCCACTTCTGAAGCTCTACTACTTGAGCTGTGGTTTCTGCACATTGTCCAGCAAGAACATTGTAGGCGGAGATAACATCAGTGACGTTGGGGGCTGTGGAAAGTCCTGACACTTTATTGCTACTGGGGTTGTTCCACACGCTAGTAGACTTATAGTAGTTCCTAATAGCAGACAGCTTAGCTTCATATTCATCTTGAATTCCTTTTGTAACTAATGTTTGTTGTTTTGTGATTGATTCGACTTTTGCTTCTTGCTTCGCTGCTTCTTCTCTAACCACATGTTGAAAGTCAACGAATCGTTTATGCTCAAAGCTATAGCCAAGATACCAAGTACCAGCCAACAAAGCAACACATACTCCCATTTTGACATAAGTTAATACCGATAAAGGAAACATTATTTATCATCCAAAGGTTTAGTTGTCGTAGCTCTAAGATAAGCTATGACAATACCAATAACAAACATAGAGATACTGTATACCTTAGGGTCTAATAAGTCTTGAATATAAGAAGAATTATCTGAGATAGCCCCAAGTAAGAATAGTAAACCAGAGAACCACATAGTTCTCGACTTTAGCATTCCTTTAAACTTGTTCATTACTTAATCTTTTTCTTAACGGCAATCTTACTTTTAACTTTAGCTTTACCTGCTTTAGATAGTGCAATAGCAATAGCTTGTTTCTGTGGTTTTCCTTCTTTCATAGAAGTACGAATATTAGATGACACAGTCTTTTTAGAACTACCTGATTTGAGAGGCATGATTATCCTTTATAATTTGCATGTAAGAAGCATTCTTGCTCAGCAAGTCTACGCTTTAAAATACTATCGCTGTGTCCATTACTTACCATACACCATTTAGGAAACTCTACAGCAGCTTCGTTCTTTCTACCTTCTTTAAGTAGTTTAAGAAGTGTAGAACGCTTAAAAGCACCGCATCCTAAGTTATAAGTAAAAGACACAAGAGCATCAAACTCATATTGAGTAAGGTCTAGTGCTGAAGAATTGACACAATCTTCAGCAGACTTAACATCATCTCTGAGAAGTTGTGTAGCTTGTCCCATAGTAATAGGGCTTCCTTGAACTAAACCATCACCAACAACCATTAGATGTCCATAACCCACTGTCCATTTACTTGCTGTATCTAAGTAAGGCATGCTGCGAAAGCCTTCAAAGGTTTTAAGTTGTTCAATACCTTTATCAGATGTTTTCATATTACAAATTCTACTAAATCTCCTACATTTAAACCTGTTGAAAAAGTAACCCTAGATGTAGATGTTTCAGTATAGTTTACTGTGTTTATTTGCTTACTTCCGTTAACATATACATACAATGTTTTACTTCCTACTACATAAGTAAAAAAAGATATATTAAATACTGTTTGTCCTTGCGTAGCTGTTTGATACTCATTGTTAGGTACTAATGGTATATTGTTAGTTATACCTAAATTGATACAAGCTTGTTTTGCATTGGTAGCCCCTGTTCCGCCCTCTGAGATAGGAAGAGGAGTGGTTAAACCATTAAGACTTGTAATGTCAGAGTTAGCACCTGAACTTGCAAAGACGTTACCGCCTTGTGCTTGCTGAATATAAGTACCTAAGTTACGAAACCAATCACGCCAGCTTTGTACTTCACCAATCTTATCTTGAGGAATTGGAGGTAAGTTATTAGCAGCCATCTTCAACACCTTCAGCGTAGCCACAACTTTGTAAATCTTCTAATGAATCTTGGACTTTGCATCCAATGTCAAGTCTGTAGGCGATTGAATTTGGAATCTCAATCTTCTTCTTAATCTTTCCGTAGACTGAATCACGAGCTTTCTCAATAGAATCTCCTAAACCTACTACTGTGCAGACATAGTCCCCAGCAGTAACAAACATAGGAACATCTAATTTAAGTTCTCCGTCAACCATTGCAGGACCTTTGCCCCATTGGACTTCACAAAGATGTACATCATTAACGGCATCTTCCATTGTCAAGCCCCAAATAGGATAACCAGAGTTTTCTTTCTTAGTCATACGACTATAAGGATAATCAGGAATGGTAACTACAACACCGCAAGCAATCTTATCTGAAGTCTTTAAAGTATCTTTACCATCAATCATGTCAAGCATCCATTGGGCAGGGTCTCCCTTGTGCAAAGACATCTGAATGTTAAACAAAGGCCAACCTGGACGAGTAGTAAACTCTAAAGGCCATGCTTTACCGTTCTTGTCAATAATGCAGTTCACATCGATATAACCTGTGTAGTCAATACCATGAAGCATATTTTCTAGTGGTTTGAGCATCTGGTCAGCTAGTTTAGATTCTTTAGTGTAGCGAACAATAGTACCTTGTTCACCAGTAGTAACACCTAATTCACCATCCATAAGCTTCTTGTGTTCCCAAGATTCACAGAAGTTCTTAGAGAAGCCACCAGCACCAAACCAACCACCAACACCGAACTCAATGCCAGGACGAAACTCTTGAAGAATAAACTTACCTTTAAAGGATTTCTTTTTCTTCCAATAGCCAAGCATGTAAGTCATATCAGCAGCAGATTTAGCTACATAGGATAAAGTCTTATCTCCATCACCAATAGGTTTAGACACAAAGCGACGTGGGTTTTCTTTAACATAGGCGATAGCATCGTCATAGTTGTCAAAGGTTTGGCTAGGAATAGTTTCAATGCCTGCTTTGTTCAGAATCTGCTCACCATAGTCACGTTCTTGTTCCCAACGAGTACCAGCTAAGTTTGCACCAAAGATAGGAAAGCCTAAGTCACGATAACGCTCTAGACCATGAATGTAATAGATGTTATCTGTAACAAAGATTAAGTCAGCCCATTTCATGTGGTCTTCCCACGAGCTAACTCGTTTAATGAGACCACCATCACCAACTTCAGCACGTGAGCCATCTTTGTTATGACGTAAAAACATCTTAACTTCATGTCCTGCAGCTTCGCTACGAAGACCAAAGGATAAGCCACAACCGCAGCCTGATGGGTCAATAATTAAAATCTTCATAAGTTTCGCATACCTGAAATAGCACCAGCAGTAATAATACCATTAATTAGACGAACTGCTCTATTAATATCTTGTGGGGTTTCTACATTACTTACTACATCAGAAATTTGTTTAAATTTCTTAGGATCAGTAATAATGCGTTTTTCTACTTCTGGTCCAATTCTATCCCAAAGAACACG